TGCAGTCAATAGTTGATCTTTACTGCTAAAATTTATCACATAAACAACCCTCAGTGAGGGAAAAACTGTGATAAATATTATTCAAGTTAAGTTAAGCTTAACTTGCACAATAGGGGATCACCCTCACTCACTAACAATTCTACACAGTCTTGGTACACCAAAAAGTGCGCTAAACTGGAAATCATCCCCACCTCCACGATATAGATAAAACGGCTCAGTATTACTACTGGGGAATATCCACTGGAAGTGTCGAATTTCTGTTGAATTTGCTAGAGCCCCCCCCAAAGGGATGCGATTGTCAGTATGACCTACATACTGTACTGCTCTCATAGGTGTATGAGAGAATTGGGGAATATTCACTTCTGCTATTGGGTTAATAGCTAACGGGTGAATTGCCGTAAATCTTTGAGCCTCAAGTTCCATGTTACTGTAACTAATATAAGGGTCAAAGAAAGAATCTGGACTTACAGAACTCTCTGAAACAACTGGAATCGTTGCAACATTTGAGTATACTACGCCATCATTCTTTTGTGCTACTGCTTTTTCATTTATTGAACCTCGGCAAAAAGCGAAAAGCCGAGAGAAGTATTCAAGAGCAGATGGTCGTTCTGAATTGTAAGTGAAAAGGTCATCAGATGAGTAAGAGTCTTTCAAACTACCAAAGACATTCTCATTCACAGAAAATGCAACATCTGTATTTGTTTTGTTTATCATCATCAAAGATGGCCTATTAATAAGATCCTTTACTGATTTAAAAGTATCAACACTTGAGTCTGCAACACCAGCAGGCGTCTGAAATTCATGGAATGTAGTGGTCATTTCTTCTTCAACGAAGTATTGAAATTTTGGTTTACTACTAAGTACACCATCCCTCCACTGGGGCATGTAACTTGTCTGTTGATTTGGGGATGTAAATTGAAGATTTTTAGTCCCCCGTCGCCACATATTTATGTAAGCTGTTCCAGGGGTACCTCCTTGGTACACTAATTCATTCATTACTGCAATAACAACAGTACACCCAGGTGTATTTACATTAGACCATGCAGTGGGTAGGAGATATGGAGCATTAAATGTCAAAGTTGATTGATTAGCTTGTATATCCATAACTTCATTGGGTACGTTATCAAAATCCTCCAATGTCAGAGCAGCAGCAACTGAATCTGAAATTGGTGGAAAGATACCTACTCGAATCCTTCCTGATTGGGCCATATGATTGAGAATTTCAATGGTAATTTCTATCTCCCCAGTCCACAAATCGAACATATTTGCAATATATCCAAGATAATCTACATCTGCAAACTCAAGATCACTACCATTCGTAGTAATCTCGGGAGACCACGGTACAACTTGATGAGTATGTAATATGGTTGGTGATGAGTAATCCCATTCAACAGTATGCATTAGGCATCTCTGTCTAAATAAATATTCAAAACTCATCTCATCATATGGTCTATAACAATAATTCTGTGTCAAATCACTACAATTTGAACTCTCCAATCCCAACACTGTTGAATTATCCATTCCACGCGCGTGATTAAACTCCTTAGCAGGAGCCTGAGAAAATTGATGAACCACATCAATGTTCACAGGCTTAGCCCATCCAAAGAGACCCATCACTTTACTAATTGAACCAGCAACTTCTGATACAATGGGAATTCCACCCACCAGTACAGAACCAATAGAAGTTGCAATATCAATTGCACCTGCAATTGACTCTGTCAAAGTACCGCTCCTAATTCCACAACCGACACTATAATCAGAAAGCATTCCAATCTGGTGTCTAGCAGCATCCTGAAGGGGCATTGCAACCTCAACTTGCACATCTTCACAAAATTGGGCGTAAAGAGTGCACTGAATTGGATTTTCTGAACCACTTTTCAATGGGTTCAAAACAAACACCTTAAGAACACCACAACTATATTCATGTGGGTGCAAATCAAAACCTTTATATGGCATCAGATATGGTACTGTGAGTTCTCCTACAGCTCCTGGTCCCACTTTCAGTGGTACGCCAATGCCAGCTGTAACACCTCTAAGACTACGCCAATGGTAATTATCAAAAGTTCCACTATTATCTGTATTGGCATTAGGAATCCACAGCATATATAATTGGCCAATATCGAACTTTGTTGCATTGATCATCAAGGTAAATTTCATACTCCCACGAATGTAGCGATAATTCTGTAACCGCGCTACCATAAATTGGGACTTATTGAAAATCTCAGCTGGAAATACTTTATTATACTTTGGCATCAATACAGTATCTGTCTGATTTAAAGCAAATTTAGAGACTAGAATTTTTCTCTGCAAAGTCTGGGCTAAATCATTCTTAGCTGTGGTTAAAGACGATTTCTGGATACTATTATCCTCTATCTTATCCTGATCTTGCACTAGTTGCGTCATGTCAGAATCTCCTTCTGTCTGTGAAACACTTCCTTTCTCTGTTGCCATTATAGAAGCATTATCTGGTTGCTCATTCTCCAATGTTCCACACATCCAATTTCTTGCAAAGACTGTATATGCATTAAAACATGCATGAAACAAAATTCTAGCACCCACACTATAACCACCAAATCCTGCTGTTATAACATGCATTATAAAAGCAGGAAGGTAATCCTTCACGCGGGAGCTATCTTGCTTCATCCTAGTTATAAGTTCATACACACCATAAAGTAACTTCCTATCTGTACTAATAATACTCTCTTCAACGATGGCAGTACCTATATAAAATATATACTGCAATATAAGTTGAACTCGACTAGTAGTATAGGGCAGTAACATTGCATCCCATGGCTCCATCTTCCCTTGTTGCATCAGAGCTAGTACATCATTCTTTGTCATTTCAATTCCTGCAATAACAACAACGTCTGGCAAGTTAGCTATCACATAACCAGCTAACACACTCCTCCAGGTACTATTAACAATTGGGGGAAGATTCATTTGCAAATAGCTTGTTACACATGACTTCACAAAGTCAGTGGAAATTGCAAAGTTGGATTCCAAAATCACTCGTTGTACAACTTTCCTTGTCTTATCATCACCTGAGATAGTCCCTGCCAGCCAATTCTTAGCATCTCTTTGATTTCTCTTAGGGATGCGTCCAAACTTAGCATTTTCCTCTTTCTTAACATATCTCTGATACATATCCTTAAACATAATATGCTTATTCTCATGATTCTGTAGAATCTTTGTCTTTCTGAAAACTCTTTTTCCATCTTTATGTACTAAAATAGTACATTCCTTAGTCACGTCATTATAATATTGTTTAACCTTTGTTCCTTCGGTCAAAGGTTTAAATTTCCGTTTAATTTCAATTTGTTTGTTTGCAGACTTTGAGCTGATAGGGAATACTGCAATATTTCTACCAGGTGAACAAGACGATTTGATTGGGGCTGCCAACGAGGTTCGTCCACTTAAACAAGCAACCTCACTCACTTGAGTGGCTACATTGCGACTGATTTGAAGTACTTGCTCTTCTCCTGTCAAATCTTTAGTATGTAGTTCTTTGAAATTACCTTGAAATTCAGCATCAACATCAACATACTGTTGGATGCGATCATTATATACATCCAACTGTGCATAGGTATTGATACTAATTCCATTTTCCCTACAAGCTTTCACTATACGTGGATACCAAATATTCCATGTCAAATCGTCATGCAATGACAATTCAAATAGTGCTTGCTCCACATTTACTATACAATCTCCAATTGGGTCAGCTGAACTTCGTAGCCATTGACACATTTCTGTTATAGTGGCAAGTGATAATGGACTTCTATAAATACCACCTGAGATCCTCCGGAAGTTCCTTTTTAAAAATGCAACTTCAGAAAGATCTCTATAGGGTACAATATTTCCTGTCTTTCCCTCATCAGTATATGCCAGACCTATTTCAGACAATGCTTGAGTTATGGTGAGCTGATTAAACTGATTAATCATCTCATCAGAAACACAAAACAGATTATCATCACCATAATTAGCCATTCTTACATGCTTATCATATTCCAGAAGGGAACCACCCAACTTGACAAAAGCCATCCTCATAACAATAGAGTTAAATATGGAGTTAATTATTACTGTCATAGGATTACCGCTAGGTTGTGAATGGGTCCATGAGTAAACATGATCTCTACACACATGAACACCATTACAAATTTCCTCGAACAAAACTGTTCTAGTCAATTGCTCATCATCATCATACCACTTGTTTATACCATCACATATAGCCCGCAATATTTCCAACAAAAGACTACCGTCAAAGTTAGAGAAATCACCAGCTATATATTTAGTACCAACTTCTCTGAGTCTATGCGCCAGATGAGTCCATTCATTTGAATAGCAATTTACACCAACACACACCTCATTCTTTATCCTGTTTTTCATCACATGACCCACAAAAGCACCAAATAGCATTCGCACAGAGATAATATAATCCTGTGGACCAACTGAAAATACTCGAGTCTTATTAGCCTGAACCTTTTCTATAGGTCGTCTTTCATCCTTTAGAGTGTCTATCCACAGAGTCTCGCTACGCTGCCCTAATCTGGCTTTTGCAATGCGTTCTTCTACTGTTACTTTTACTTCAGTATTAATAATGTAGTCAGTCTCTCCAAACCACTCTTTCTTTCCAGCTAATTTGGTCTTCTTTTGATGTGTATAAGGGTAACCTGGTGATGTAGAACGGGATAAGGGCACCACTCCCATATCCTTATTGCCCACAATACCTTCCTCATATGACAATATTCGTGCTTGGGCATTGTCCCTAATAAATTCTCCATTAAAGAAATGATCAGAGCACTTTAACAATAGTTCCATATCTATAGGTTCAGTAATATTTGCTACCTTACTCAATCCCTTTGTTAGAGGATCATCTAGAGGATCAAACAAAACTGCAGGAGCACACATGGGCTTGGCGCCTTCTATCTTATTATACAAGGGGGATTTAGACAATTTAGTCTTGGTAGGCATATTGATATGGTCCTTCAGAGTTCCAATATTATGAACATTTTGTATTCTATCTCCATTATGCATTAGTTCAGTTTCATCCACAGTAACAGAAGGTAACTCTGGTAAATAAATCTGGAATTCCTTACCAACATTCTGTAGTAAGTCCAATATCCGTTCCTCAGTTATACATACTGCAGCATTGTCACCATTAGCATCACCAAGAGCATGAATCCCCAAGATCTTATTGGGCAATTTTGAATTTTCGGCAATTAGCAAATTACCACAATGTCCCTTAGCTGTAGGAATTCTGTATTCATATCTATCTCTAATTATTTTCCTTTCATTCCCTGTTTCAAGGGGCACATCTGTAGCTTTACACATGCCACTTTCGATCATTCTAATTCCTTTATTATGTCTCACCAAATATGATTGGGTTTGCTTAAAATGCACTAAATCATTCTTCTTACACAAATGATTCATTATATCTGCATATGACCTCATGCTTGACGGGAAAATTATTAAGCCATAATCATTGAAAGTATCCTCTTTACTTGGTGCCAGGATAAATTTGCAATCCTCAATCTTAAAATATTGAGTATCACCGTGTAGGGCATTAATTCCAAATTCAATATTCTTTTTCAAACCCTCAATACTATGTGCATTGGTTAGTCCAATTCTTCCTTTCAACATAACTATAGCTCCTCTTACTATGTCTGGAGAGGACCGCAAGGTTATATTCAAAGTATTCTTAATATACTTATCAACATTGCCATAGGCTACTTCATCTTGAATAAACTCAAAATCAGCATTCCGTGCTTTTTCTACCTTATCTAAGATATCTCTGAAAGGTGTCTCATCACTTATCTGACTAACCCTCTTGCACTTTTCACAGTTTATAGTCTTCATCTGTTTAACGTGGGAGAAATAAACTACCACCTTATTTTGTGTACTTCGATAATTTTCACAACCTTTGCATTTCCTACTGGATTTAAAGTTAAAGAAAATAGTGGCCACACCAATCAAGGCAAGTATTGCACCCACAACAATTTTCCAATTGTTTACTATAGGATTGGAAATGTAAGCAAATCCAGAAAAGAAGTGAAAACTAGTAAATTTTTCCTTAAACCAAATATAACTAAGTTTCTCCTCAGTTTTCAAGATTCTACTAACATCATCTGTAACATCTCTCTCAAAGATGGTCACCAACTCTCCTAGGCTATTAATTTCCATTTCTTTTTCAAGGATTCCACTTACTTCATCATCTATCTCAGTTTCCGTTATTTCTGAACTTGTATCAGATTCAAAATCACTTTGAAACACACACAGAGTTCTAGTTTTCTTTTCATCTATA